AATGAACAAGCATCTACACCACGAAACAAGCAAGGAAGAATTACAGGCCGAGATTGACCGCCTGCGAAGCAATCTCTACGCCGCGAATATGATGATCAAGTGGCAGCGCGATTACATCGAATATGCCGACAAGATCATCCATCAGGTCGCAATTCCGATCCCGTACACAATCTGGCTTGAACGGCAGCAGCGCGACGGGTCGTAGAAACCAACTCATTTCAACCCACATGGAAAGCGGGGATAAATCGGAATGCCGAGAGAACGAAAATACACAAGCAAGGCAGAAAAACAGAAAGCCTATCGTCAGCGTAAAGCTGAGGCATTACGTAACGCTGACGTGTTACGCAATAAGCCCGAATTGGTCAAGGTTGAACGTCCGCCAGTTCGATACTTCGGCGGCAAGTGGCGTTTAGCCGACTGGATTATGCAGCACTTCCCTGCGGAACATCGTTGCTATGTTGAGGCGTTCGCCGGAGGGGCTTCTGTTCTTTTGCAGAAGCCCCACACGAGCTTTGAAGTTCTCAATGACCTAGACGGTGATGTTATCAATTTCTTCGATATGCTGCGCTCCCGGACTGAGGAGCTAATCCGGGCGATCTGGCTTACACCATATTCGCGTGAGGAATGGCGACGAGCGCGCGATCAGCAGCCGGCCGCCGATCCAATTGAGCGTGCACGGCGGTTCTATGTGCGCTGCTGGCAATCGTTTGGTTCCGGGACAGGCATTATTTCTACTGGCTGGCGATTTCAAAAAGGCGCAAACGAAAGCGGGCGCGCCGATGCGGTCAAGTCTTGGAATAGCACCGAGCATCTATGGGCTGTCGCTGAGCGGTTAAAGCTCGTCCAGATTGAAAACGATGATGCACTCGTGGTGATGAAACGCTACGACGGACCCAAGACGCTGTTTTACCTTGATCCGCCTTATGTGCATTCGACGCGGTACGAGAGCAGCCACCGTAAGGGGTATCAGCACGAGATGGCTGATGCTGACCACCGGCACTTTGCTGAGACGGCGCGCCAGCTGCAGGGAATGGTCATTGTCAGCGGTTATCCGTGTGACCTGTATGACGAGCTATTCCATGACTGGCAGTGTGTCACAAAGGAGAGTGCCGATCTCAACGCCAATATGCAAACGGAGTGCCTATGGCTTTCTCCGAGTGTGTCCCGGATTGAGAACTTACCACTGTTTGCGTAGGTTGGTAGAATGGCGGATGATCTCAAGCGGTGGGGAAACCTGCCGCTTTTTGATTCTGCGCGTTAGGTGGGGCGGGGCGGGGTAGGCTACAGATCACGTGAGCAAGTGCATGATCGGTCGATTAATCGAAGGGATAGCAGATGTCAGATGTGAGCATTACGGCGGCCAATGTGATCGCAGGGGCGAATGCCAAGAAGCGGACAGGCCGGGCAGGCGCAACCATCACGGCGGGGCAGGTGGTCTATGAAGACAGCAGTGACAGCAGCGACTTCAAGCTGGCGGATGCGAACGCGAGCGCGGCGACGGCCAACCCGGTCGGCATTGCGCTGCATGGGGCATCCGACGGGCAGCCGCTGACCATCGTCACGGAAGACGACGACTTCACCCCCGGCGGCACGCTCAGCTTGAGCGCGGGCGCAGACAGCGGCGTGTACGTTCTCAGTGGGACGGCGGGCGGCATTGCGCCGATGGATGATCTGGCGGCGGCGATGTACCCGGTGATCATCGGTGTGGCGAAGAGCACCACGAAGATGAACCTCAAGATTGTGCGCGGCACGGCAGTGTTGACGGCGTAACGCTGGCGTGAGCAGAAAAGGGCGAGGCACGCCTCGCCCCTACGTAGGACAACCTCACCCCCGGCCCCTCTCCTAAAGGCGAGGGGAGAAAGACAAGGGCATGACGCAACCTGGTACGGGTACAAATAGGATCGGCGAGCTGACGCGGCAGCTGCTCGACCGCGGCTATGAGCAGGCCACGCGCCAGACGCTCAACGCGATTGGCGGAAGTCTGAGCAGCGGCGTGATCCAGCAGCGGCTGGCGGAACTGGAAGCCGAGGCGGCGCGTTTGGAAGCTGCCGGGCAGATGCTGCGCGCGGATAACCCGGTGCTGCGGGCGCTGGTCGCCGACCTCGACACGGAACTGGGGCGAATCGCTCAGCGGGTGGATGCGGCGGCGGCGGATGCTCAGCGGCGGGGGATTGAGGCCGCGGCGCGATTGACGCGCGAGCTGGCGATCCCCGGGGTGACGGACGAACAACTGCGGCTGATCGGCGTGCAGTGGAATGTCCCCGATCCCGAGGCGGTGGGGCGATTGGTCGGCTATGTGAATTCGAGCGCGTGGGCGGATGAGCTGGCGGCGTTCCCCGAGCGCGTGCTGGAAACGGTGCGCAATCAGGCGGTGCGGGGCATCGTCGAGGGGTGGAATCCGCTGACGACCGCGCGCATGATCCGGCAGATGGCGGAGGGCGTGCCAGCGCGGCAGGCTAACACGCTGATGCGGACGGTGCAGTTACAGGCGTATCGAGATGCGGCGGTGGTGCAGCGCGTGGCGAATCAGGACATTCTGACGGAGCAGATCCGCATCGCCGCGCTGGATGCCCGGACGTGCATGGCGTGCGTCGCCCTACACGGCACGCGGCTGGCGATTGATGAGCGAATCAACGATCACCACAATGGGCGGTGTACGTCGATCAGCGTGGTGCGGGGGCGTCCGCGCGAGGTGCAGACGGGCGAAGAATGGTTTGCCGGGCTGGGGGAAGAGCGGCAGCGCGCGCAGATGGGGGACAGCGCGTATGAGCTGTGGCGCGGCGGTCGGCTGGAATTGCGCGACTTTGTGCAGCCGTACACCGATCCCGTGTTCGGGGAGATGGTCAGAGAGGCAAGTGTGAAAGGGATGCTGGCGGGATGAAAAACTATCTAGCCGTACTGTCGGATGGTCGCCTAGAAACAGCGCAAAATGTTGTGTGTCAAGCTGGTGAAGAATTTCCGATTGACTGCGTCCGCAAAGGCGTGGAGTTGATCATTTTGTCCCACAATATGCCGTGCGGAATTGACAGCTTTCAACAGGTCGAAACGGCGGACATTCCCACCGATGCGAAAGACTGGGGAAGGGTGGAATGGCAATGCCAGTAAAGAGACATTGGCAATATCTCAAGTATGTGCTGCGCCACAAGTGGTTTGTGCTGCTGGCCGGGATGCGGCTAAAAGTGCCGATTTTGATGCTGATCTTCCATGACTGGGACAAGTTTATGCCGGATGAATGGCTGCCGTATGCGCGGGCGTTCTATGCGCCGGATGGGTCGAAGCAATACAAGCCGGATGCATGGTTCACGCTGGCGTGGAATGCCCATCAGAAACGAAACAAGCATCACTGGCAATACTGGATGATCACGTGGGACCGTGGCAATACAGAGTATCTTGACATGCCCGACGTGTATCGGCGCGAGATGCTCGCCGACTGGATGGGGGCAGGGAAGGCGCTCGGCAAACCGCTGGTGTGGGAATGGTACGAGGCGAACAAAGACAAGATCAAGCTGCATCCTGATACTCGCGTATGGATTGAGCGTGAACTATTCCAGATGATTGCGGAGTATAAGCAGGACGCGCGGCACATCAGCATGGGGCTGATCAGCAGCACGTGGTGGGAATAGCCCAAATTTGGGTTGGCAGAATGTGCGTTATCTCCGCTGAGTGCGGACATGATCACCTTAGAGAATGTAATCACTTGGAGAGTCGGCTAGATGCCTGACCAGACAGAACAACAGCAGCAGCAACCGACCGGGCTAGACGCCGGGACGAGCGGCACGCCTCAACCGCAAACACAGGGGCGTATTGAAGACCTTCCGGCATGGGCACAAGACATCATCCGCAACACGCGCGAGGAAGCAGCGCAACGGCGCGTGGAACTCAAGCGGCTGATGGACGCTCAACAGCAGCGTCTTGCTGACCAAGGCAACTGGAAGGAACTGGCGGAACAACGGGCGCAAGAAGTCACCCAGATCGCCCCGTATAAGGAACGGGCCGAAGTTCTGGAGAAAATGATCCGTGAGTCGAATTCGTCACGGATCGCTAGTGTGCGGGAAGACATGCGCGCACTGATCCCCGTGGATTATCCGCCAGAAAAACTCGCTACATGGCTGGACGCTAACTTGGCGAGACTGACGATGCCCACGCCGCCGAATATCGACGCGGGGGCAGGGGCGAGCGCTGGAGGCAAGACGCCGATCGCGTTATCGCCGGAAGAGTTGGAGCTTGCCCGTATGGCCGGGATGAAACCCGACGAATACGCGGCGTACAAACTGAAAAAGGCGGCGCGCTAAAGGCCGCCACCAGTCCAGTCATGTAGGAGTAAGGAAAAATGCCAGACACTTCATTGGGATTCCGTTTCCGTTATCGTCTGAGCGGGCAACCGCCGACGATCCAGACGCTCACGATCAAGGATACTGAAACCTTGACCAAGGGCGATCTGGTCAATCTGGAATCGGGCGAGATCGACCTCGCCGCCACGAACGACACGGCGCTGGTCGGCGCAGTGCAGGAAACCAAGGCCGGGACGGACAGCACCACCACCTACAAAGTCATCACCGACTTTGACGCGGTGTATGGCGTGTACGACCCGAATGCGCGCGCGATTGGCGCGACGCTGGACATCGCAGGGACTACGGGCGCAATGACCGTAGCCACAAGCTCCAACGTGGATCTGATCGTCGTCGCCAATTCGACCGCGTCGGAAGAAACGCTCGTCATGATCGCGCACGGCGAACACTGGCAGCAGCCCTAAGCCGTAAGGCAACAGGCATAGACTAGGCAAAGGGAGAATCAAACATGCCAATCGTGACAGGTGCAGGATCGAACTGGGCGGATCTGCTCGACCCGACGGTGCAATACCGCGCGGATCAGGCGTTCATGCGGCGCGCGTCGCTCATCCCCACGTTGTTCAACGTGCAGACGAGCGCACGGACGCGCGAGCAGGTGAGCGGGGTGGGAGCGATCGGGATCGATGCGTGGAAGAATTACGAAAACAGCAAGAATGTGCCGGAAGTCGACTTCGATCAGGGATACAAGCAGACGTATACCCACAAGGAATACGCGGTCGACTTCGGCGTGGAGCGCAAAGACATCGCCGATAACAACTTCGTTGAGGTGTTCCGCGTGGTGGATCGCATCGGCGACAGCGCGTCGCTGTTCCGCGAAACGGAAGCGGCGAGCATCTTCAACAATGCGTTCACGGTGGCGAGTGGCGCCGACGGGACGTATCTGTGCAGCGACTCGCATCCGCTGAGCCCCCAGAAGACGGGCGTCACGCAGGATAACAACTTCGCGCTGGCGCTGACCAAGGCCAATGTGCGGACGGTGCGCGAGGCCATGATGGCGTTCACCGACGACAACGGCAACAAGATGGGGATCACCCCCAACATGCTGCTGGTGCCGCCGGCGCTGGAAGACGATGCCATTGAAATCGTCAACAGCACGCTGAACCCGGACAATGCGAACAACACCATCAACCCCCAGTTTGGCCGCTTTCAGGTGGTCACGTGGCATTACCTCACCGACTCCAACGCATGGTTCATGATCGACGCGGCCATGATGCGGATGAGCCTTGACTGGTTCAACCGTGAGCCGTTCAGCGTGGCGATGCGTGAAGGCGATGATCGTACGGTGAAGGCGTACTGGCGCGCGTATCAGCGCTTCAGCTACGGTTTCAGCGACTGGAAGTGGGTCGCAGGCAGCAATCCGAGCTAGTTTTCGGCAGGACACATGAGCGGGGGCCGGGCAGCGTCGGACTAACGTCGCCCGGCGGACCGCTCACCTAAGCGATAAGAGAAGAGGCATTCTATGGTCCTAACTAACTTTCCCAACGGCGTGGCGAGTTTTGGCCTGCCGGTCCTGCCGGGGATGCAACCGACGACGGGCAAGGTGCTGTTTGTGCACTACTCGACCGGGACGAACACGGATCGCGGTGGGCTGACGCCAGCGCAGCCGCTGAAGACGATTGATTACGCGATTGGCCTGTGCACGGCGAGCAAAGGCGACATGATCGTCGTGATGCCCGGCCACAGCGAAAGCATCAGCGGGGCGGGCGCGATCACGGCGGACGTGGCGGGCGTGTCGATTGTCGGGCTGGGGTGGGGCGGGCTGCGTCCGCTGATCACGCTGGCGTCGACGGCGACGACCATCGCCATCAGCGCGGCCAATGTGACGTTTCGTAATCTGCGCATCGCCGTGTCGGTCGACGCGGTGGTGAAGTGCTTCAACATCACGGCGGCAGGCGCGACGCTCGACGCGGTCGACTTTGTAGAGACGGCCAGTGTGGCGGCGATTCAGTTCGTGCTCACCAACGCTTCGGCGGATGACCTGCTGATCCAGAATTGCTCGTGGGTGCAGTCGCAGACGGCAGCCAGCGCGACGATGGCGTGGATCGGGCTGGTCGGCGCGGATCGCGCGAAGATCCGCAATAACTACGCCAACCTCAAGGGGTATGCCACGGGCAACCCGGCGAACGGCGTGATCGTCGGCGCGACGACTGCGTCGCTGGATGTGGAAATCGTCGGCAACCGCTTCGTGATCCTCAACAGCACGGGCAACATCCCCATCTCCTTGTACTCGGGGACGACGGGTTACGCGGGTTTCAATCACGTGCATTCGAGCAAGACGGCGCTGGCCGGGTCGATTGCGCTGGCGTCGGCGTATGGCGCGGAAAACTACGCGAGCAACACGGTCAACACGGCGGGTATTCTTGACCCGGTGGCGGATACCTAATCATGGCGAGCATGATCAGACTGGTCGAAGCGTCGGTCACGCCGACCGTTACCGCGGGGGCGTATTCTGCCAGCGACGTGGTGGGCGGGCGGCTGAGCTTCAGCGTGCAGGCGGCGAGCGGCGTGTATCTGCTCAAGAGCGTGCGGCTGGTCGACGATGGCAACGTGAAGGCGGCGGGCTCGCTGTATCTGTTCAACAGTGCGCCCACGTCGTTTGCCGATAATGCGGCATTCGAGCCAGTGATCGGCGACTTGAGCAAGGTCGTCGCCAGCGTCGCCATCGCCGCGGCAGACTACACCACGTTGAATGGCAACGCGCTGGGACTGGTCGACGACCGATCCGGCATCAAGGGCGGGAGCTTTACCGTGAGCGCGGGCGTGCTGTACGGCTATTTCGTGTGCAGCGGCACGCCGACGTATACCGCGGTGGGCGACCTGACGATCAGCATCGCACTGATGAGCGAGGGCTAACTGTGACGTTCACCTACACGCCGAGCAGCACGCCGAGCGACGCTACGCTGGTGCGCTTCCATACCGGGCAGACGGTCGAGGCTGAAAGCTTTCTCAGTGACGAGGAAATCAGCATGATCCTCGCGCAAGAGGGCACATGGCAAAAGGCCGTGATCGCCGGGATCAAGTTCATCATGGCGCGGCTGAGTCAGCCGAATTTCAAGGCGGACTGGCTGCAGGTCGATAACAAGGCCGCGCGGGATGGCTTTGAGAAGCTGCTGGCGGAGAAGCGGCACGAGCTCGGCGTGGCGGCGGTGACGGCTACGGTGGTCAATACGTATCGCGTGGATAGTTTGGCAACCGAAGAGCCGACGTATCAGCATACGTCGGACTAGGTTGATAGAAAGGGTCTTATGCCTGCCTCAAGTCAAGTCGTTGCCATGATGCAGCGCGTCGCCGGGACATTCTTCACAGACACGTGTTTGTTGGAGCGCGAAACGTCGACGACGGGCGAATATGGCGAGCCGATCCATGCGTTGGAAGTCACGGCGAGCGATGTGCCGTGCCGGATCATCATGGTGGGGCAGCGCTACGGCGGCGGCGTGGCTGAGGCAGGCGCGGCTGAGACGATGAAGAGGGAATACCGGCTGGTGGTGGGCGCGACGGTCGAGCTGGCGGTGGATATGCGCGTCACGGTCGGCGGCGTGGTGTATGACATCACGCGGATTGAGACGCAGCTCACCGATGAAGTGTTTCAGCAG